AAAAAGCATTTGTAGTTGATTGTACAATTAAACCAGGTGTAATAGTAAAATAATAACTAGAGTCAGGAGTAATATTTCCTAAAGAGTCAATTAAATAAGGAATATTAATACTAAGAGAAATTTGTGTAGAAGCGGGTTTAGCATAGAAATCATTAAACATAAAATCTTTTGCAATTCTTATTAAAGATTCTCTTTGTTGTGCTGAAGTTCTAAATCCTTCATTAAAAGATTTATCTAATTGATATCCTAAAGTATCTCCAATATATGCCAATAATTGGATATAAAAATAATCTGGTGTAGCAGAATTTAAATATTTTAAAGCATCTCCATGATAATTAGTTGCATAATTTAATAAATCATTTTGTAAAGAAGCAAAATCTCTATTAAAATAATTTATTAAAGGATTATTATTAGTTGCTGATGTAGTATTTGCCATTTTTTATTTTTTTATGAGTTTTGACTTGCACTTGGTAAATAATAGATAAAATCTGTTATATTACCACTTATTGATAATTTAATTTTTAAATATGTTTTAAATTGTTGTATTTCATCTTGCATTAAATTCACGCTTAAGAAATTTATCCCTGAAAATTGGTCGGTTAGTTCTTTCTGTATTTGTGAATTTAATTCTGAAATATTATTTTTATTATAAAGTTCTAAAGGTAATTCTGCAACAATTGATCCAAAAGTAGAACCTAATCTACTTTTTTTTCTTGTACCTAAAAAAACTCTGATAGCTGATAAAATAGTATCTTCAACTGTGAAAGCTCTTTGTAAACAATTATTTATTTTATCTTCTTTAAAAGGGAAAAATAAAGCTCCTGATGGTTTCATTAATTTATAATTGTATTTTTACTGTGACCAATTTGTGTATAATTATTGTATTTTTCTAATAACTCAACAAAATCTTCTAATAACATTTCACCTGTAGGGCTAGCAATACATGGACCTATAGGTGAAATTGCTGGATTAGTTGCTAAGACTTGTATTATTTTTTTAATTATGTTATTTAAAGAACTAAAATAATCATAAGTTGGAATTTCAAAAACCGGATGATAAAGATTACTTCCACCTTTTTGAGATAATAATAAAATATTTTCAGCAGTGTTTATAACAGTATCTTCGTCAATAGTTAAACTTGAATTTGTATTATTAGTTTTTTGTTTTAATTGAATAGATGTTTCAGAAAGCAATACTGAATTCCCACCTTTACCTCTTATTCCAACATTATAATTTATATTTGGTGTACCTTCAAATTCATGATTATTTAATGGGATACTATTTAATTTAATATGATAAATATCTTGAACTAATGCTAAGTTTGATAAAATTTTTTCTTCAGGTGTTAATTTATTAAATAATTCTATTGAACTAATATCAGTAATACTATTAAAATAAATTCTTCCGAAATAAGGAGTTTTAATATCAAAAACCGCAACTAAAACAATTGCATTAACTTCTGGAGTATCAATAAATCTAACACTTGTTGATGACGCCCATGGTAAATTTTTATCTCCTGCGTCTTTACTTTCAAGATAAAAATTATCATCTATAATTGGAATTCTTATTTGAATTCTATTTAAATTTCCTGGGTCAATATTATTTATAACTTGTCCAAAATAAAATATTCTTTGTTGTAAATCACGAGAATCCGCTACAACATCTGTTATTTTAGCTTGTACTTTATCTTGAATATTTGAATTTTTAATTCTATTAAACGACATTTCTATTCATTTTCTTCGTCTTCAAAATCTATTTCTAATTCGTCATCATAATCATCTTCATCTTCTCTATTAACAATTGGGTTAATAGAAATTTGTGGTCGATTTAATGTTATTTTTTCTTTTTTTAATTCTTGTATAGCATCATTCATTTCTTTTTGACTGATAAAATTTTCATTATTTCCGTCTTTATTCCCTGCAATTGCCATACTTAAACTTTCTTTTTTAGCAACTCTATCTTTAAACATATTTAAAAATTTCAATTGCCTATCTCTTGCAGCTCCTTTAATTTTTAATGAATCATTATAAAAAGTACCATACATTTCTTTTCCGCCAGTTTCATTTAAAATTGCCTCAAAATATAACTCAACATTTCTTGAAGCTTCATTTAAATCATCTCTTACGCCATCTAAAGTCTCTTTAAAAAGTGAATTCAATTCACTTTCATTTCCGATTATTTCTGTTTTCATTTTTTATTTTTTTCTTTAAATGAAAGATTTTCGTATTTTAATTGTTGCAATTCAAATTCTTCAACTGAATTTATTTCCATTTGTTGAATTTTTTCTATTTCTGTTAATACAACATATTCTCTACTATTTTTAATTTTTATTGGCTTAATTTTATCAATTTCTAAATAATCTTCTTTTTCAAAAAAATCTTTCATTTCATCAAAATTTTCATTACCTTCCATAAATTCTAATTCTTCTATTTCTTCCAATTCTTTTTCAAAGTTTCGCCTAACTCTTCTTTGAATATTTTTTAAAACACTAGGATTTATTTCTTTTAAAACGTCTATTTTAAATTTTTTAAAAAGTAATGAAACTTTTTGTTGTGGCATACCACTAAATAAAGTTAAAATTCTCATAAATTCATTTTTTTTAGTAAATTGAATTTTATCCCATTTACTTATTATATACTTAATAAAATAACCAATTTTAATTAAATCTTGGTCCGGCTTTTCTTTTTTTTCTTCTTCAGAAATTGTATTCATTACAATCTCAATAATTTTCTTTTTTTCTTCATTAAAAAAAATACTTGCATCATCAATTTCTAATTCATAAAAAATACTTTCAGAAGAGACGTTAATTAAATTCTCTTCTGAAAGTATTGATAAATCAATTGATGATTCAACATCAGCTTTGTTTTCAATAACTCTTTTTATTTTTTCAACATATTCAGTTATAAAATTTCTAGTAATTACTGTAAAATAAGAAAAAGCTTTTACTTTTACACCATTTTTTCCAATTAAATCTGGAGTAAATTTATGAATCTTTTGTAATAACCTTTCAAAAGTTGCTTCTATTAATTCACTTCTGTTAATTATTTTAATATAATTAATATGATGAAATCTTGGCATTTCCAAAACTCCTGAAATTGTTTTTTGAAAACATGGTAAAATTATTTCTTGAAATAATTTATTTTTTTCTCTTTCAGATAAAACTTCAGAATTATATTTTATAATTGCTGCTTCCTCTTTATCCGTAAAATATTTTTCTCTTTTTTTAGGTTTATAAGAATTTTCTAAAAAAAAATCTAAGTAACTTTTATTTTCATACATTAATTGTTTTATTGTTTTTAAACGATTTTAAGGACTTCTGATGCTACTTTTTTTGCTTCTTTAAAAAATTTAACTTTTTCTTCATTATTATATTCAGAATGAAATAAGTCAATATTAGTAATTAATAATGTCTTTGGAATCCCTATTACTTTAATTTCTTTTTTTGTTATTTTGTTTAAAAAATAAAAATCTTGATAAATTGGTAAGTCTTCTTTATAATTATCTTTATCTAAATAAATATTTTTAGGAATTAATGCACCAAATAAAGTTAAATCTATTTGTTTTTGAGCTAATTCAAAATCTAATTCACCTGGAGTTGGAGTTAAACTTAAATTCCAAAGACAAGAATTTAAAATTCCATCCATTTTATCAGATTTTAAAATTACTAATGGTAGTAAAATTGTATCATCTTCTATATATTTATCAATTATATCAATAAAATTTTCCATTAAAATACCATCATTAGGTAATTTAACTACATAATCAACTTCAGTATCTTCTGTAATTTCAGTTAATACAATTATTTCATACTTTTTATTTTTTGTTAAATTTTGAATTGATTCAAATGTATCTGGAATCAATTTTAAATCTTTTTCTTCTATAAGAAAACCAATTTTTATTTTTTTCATTTATTTGTCTATTAAGTTAATTAATCTTGTTTTGTTTTGCTTTAATTTTTGTATTGTTTCATCAAATTTATCTTTATTAACTTTTTCCGTTTCTTCTACGTCAATGAAAAAAACAGTATGTGGTTTTTCTCCTCTTAAATTATAAGTTAAATAATCAACAAATTTTATTCGCCCTTTTGTATTAAAATGTTTAAAAAGAGGTTCAATATTTTTATATCTAGATTTCTTATAAATAAAAATAATTTGTTCTGTATCGTGAAATTCTAAATACTTAGAAATAAAATTAATATCAATATTAAATAAAGGGAAATCTTTATTAATAATTGTATTATAATTTTCTAAATAACTTACTGATTCACTATCAGGAATATTTTTTTTTGCTAAGAAAAAACTAAATTCCTTCCTGACTGACATTTATACTTGCTTTAATTTTATTGAAATATAAAACTCTATTTTCTTGTAATTCATAAAAAATATCATTTATATTTTTTGTAAATTCTTCATTTGAAATTATATCTTCTTTTAACCCTAAAACTTGTTCTGTGATTACATCTGTATCAGTACATAACCATAAAGTGCAAAACTCAGCTAATCTTTCAGCAATTTCAAAAGCATTGTTTCCAATAAAAACATTTTCACTTAAATTTAAATTAAGTTCTTGCCTTTGCATTGTACCAACCGGACAACCAATAGAAATTGGTTCTAATAATACTTGTGCACTTCCAAGATTTTTATCCAAAAATAAAACAATCGCTGATTTTCTAATAGTCTCAATATAAAGATTCATATCATCCCTATCTAATAATCTAAAATTAAAAACTCTTAAATTTGGATATTTATTGTAAAATACGTTTATTAATTGTTGCACAACATCATTATTACCTATATTAGAAATTGAAATAAGTGGTAAAACTTTTTTTGCTTCCCTATTACTAAAATATTCTTTATTAATGTTAAAACCAGAAATTACATTTGAAGATAATTGAAATAATTCATTATAATCTTTTGCAATTTGTTTGTCTGTAAAAATAACTTTATCTACACCTAAACTTTCATAAGTTGTGCCTGGGTTTAAAGCACTTAAACCAGTATAGGAAGAAGATAAAATTACTTTTTGTATTAATTTAACTTCAATAATATTATCTAACATTTCTTGAAATTGGTCTGGGATAATTAAAGTATCAGAAATTCTAAAAGCATAATCACTTCTTGTTTTTTTAGATTTTTTACCTTTTTTGATTATAATATAATCCAAAGGAACTTTTCTTAAATGTGAAAATTCCTTTTGTGATGTCAGCCATTTACATTTAAATCCATCTGTTTCATGTAAAATAAGAACATTGTAACCTAATTCTTTAGCAGTATAAGCCATTTCATAAATAGTTCTAACTAAACTATTTACTATTGCAATATCAGGACAATAAAAAATATATCTATTTTTTCTATCACCTAACTCTTTAAATATATTATCTAAAGTTATTGTACGATGTCTATTTTTAAATTCTTCTGATGAATTTTCAAAACTTTTTTCCTTAAATTTTTGTTCTAAAATCGATTTCATTTATTTTTTTTATTTTGATAGTTATACTATCTGATTATTTGTATTTGTTTCTTTGCTAATATTTTTTTCAGGTATTAAAATTAATAACTCGTCATTTTTAGTAATGCCATCAATTTTATTAACATTATTTCTAAGATTTAATAAATTTATTTCAATACTTGCTTTTATATTAAAGTAATAATTAACTTCATTGTATGTTAATTTATAATCACCTTCATTTTCAAATTTAATAGTTGACATGAGATAAAAAAAATCTAACAATTCATTTCTTAAAATTAATGAATTACTTAAAACAAAAGGGTCGATTTCATCAATCATTATTTGACAATGATTTAAAATTTCTTCCCTGATTTCTTCTGTTATTTCATTATTCATTCCACTATTTTTTTGTTTTCTTTTCTAATTCTATTAACCAATCTTGGAATAAATTTAAATCATTTCCATTTTCTTGGTCTTTATTCTTTTTTGGGTTCCATACTCCTAAAAACCTAGAAGTGTCCAACTCTTGTCCTTCATGAATAAATTCTAAAGCTTTAAAATTTATTCTAGCTTTAGAAAGAAAGAAACAGGTATTCCCTTTCTTTCTAACCATATTAAATTCATCAATTAAATAAATATCAAATAAATGTTTCTGTGCTAAATTTATAAAATCAATATCTTTTTTACAAAAAGTATCTGGTTCAACAAATAAATTAAAAGAAAATTCATCTAAAAAATGTAAATAATGTTGTGAATTATAAAACAATTCCTCAGGGTTTTTCAATCTATAATCATAATCATTAATTGGTTTTTTTTGTGCTAAATAAAAAGCCTCAATTTCTGGATTTTTAACTTCATTTTTCCAAAAATCAACAATACTTAAATCGCCTTCAATATCAAAATCTTGAAAATTATCTTTAAAAAGATATTCTTTTAATTGTTCAAATGATTTAGAAAAATTTGGGATTCTTATAGAATAATCAATATATATTGCCAAACTAGGTCTTATATTTTGCATTAAATTAAATTTTTATTTATATAAATATAATTGAGAAAATAACAACTTCAAAATCATTACTTTTCTGTTTTTTTTTCTTCTAAAGGTGGTAAAACTTTTTGAAATTCATCTAAATTATTACACATTTCTTCATTATTAAATTGACATCTACTACACCAATTTTTTGAAGTAATAAATTTAATTTTAGAATAATCATTCATTATTTCTTTATGTTGAAAAATTTCAAAACATTTGTTTTTAAAATTATTTACAAATTCATTTACATAATCATTTGAAAAATCTTTTGCATAAATTAATTGTCCTTTCTCATTATCACGTGGTAAATTATAAAAAGCAACATCAATATTTTCTAATGGAATATTATTAATGCTACTGTAAAAATATTTATATAATATTAATTGAGTATAAAAATTTTTATTGTCTTCTATTTTTTTATCTATATCCCATTTTTTACCGGAAGTTTTCCAATCCAAAATCAAATATTTTTCTTCTCCTTTTTTCTTAAGAATTAAATCAATATAACCTTTAAATAAAATTTCAACTTCATTATTTGAAAAAATTATTAAATCATTTAATTTAAATTCCACACTTACTACATCATAATCAATAAAACGAGTAAAGAAATCTAATTCTAATAATAATTTTTTAGCAGCAGCTGGAAAGAAAATATCTAACTTTTCATTTTTAATTCTTTTGATAAGTGTAGCATCATTGATTTTTGCAAACTCTTCATTAAAAATACCTCTAGTAATTGAATTTAATGTACCTAATTTATCACGAAGATACATTTTTTTTAATACTTTGTTTTTTATAATTGTTTCAATTGTACCATGCACAACTGTTCCAAACAAAAATTCCGGGCTTTCTTCACCCGGAAATCTTAAAACATATTGTAGATACCAACGATGCTGACAATTTAAATAAGCAGAATACTGCGAAAATGATATTTTAAACTTTTTCTTTTCTATTATTTGCATTGAGTTGATTTCTGACATGAGTTGAGTCTTTTTGTAAACCTTGATAATAAATTTCTCTTATATCAAGTTCTGAATTAATTTCTTTATCTAAACCTGTAATCATCATATATAAAGTTGTAATATCCTCACGAAGTTTTCTATTTTCATTTTTTAACATTTGTACTTCCTGATATAAACTTTTATTTGGACCCGAAAGAATTGAGTCAAATGGTTCTTCTTTTTCCTTTTTTTCTATTTCCTCAGATTTTTTTGCATATTTATTTACTGGAGTAAACTTTTTAAAATCATCAAAACTCATAATTAATAAATTAAACTTTTTAAATCAGCAATTGATATATTATCATTAAAATAGCCATTACCTCCTATCATTACAGCTATTGCATCATGAGAATGTAAAGATTCATTATGTGAAGCTATTAATTTAAAATCTTGTATATTTTTTTCAAGTTCTAACCTTTCGTACATTAACCTTACCGCATCTTCTACAAATTTTGTATTTCCCGCATTTAATTCAGCAAAGGCTTGTTCATCTTCTCTTTTACAAAATACAAGAGTTTCAGTTACCAAAGCATCTTGTGCATATTTTATAATATCTTCAATCCAAATTAATTCATCTGCTTTAATACTTATTCTCATAACTGATCTTTGTGAATGTGGAATTCCAAATTGATCTCTCTTTTCAATTGCGTGTAATGATAATTCTGTGGAACAAGGGCAAGCACTACTATAGACAAAATCTAAATGAATTACTTTTTCTAATCGATTATAATAATTTACCTCAAAAGTAACATTATAAAATTGCCATCCTCCATTTTTAGTTCCATCATCTTTTAAAGACCTTAAACTTTCTTGCCAAACTTTATATCTAAATGAACATAAAATATGAGCTTCAAATGTTTCTAATTTCTTTTTATAATCCGAAAGAATATCACATAATAACCCTATATCGAAAGTTTGATCTTTTCTTTCATAAAACACTCTTAATATTCTACTCATATTAATTCCTTTCTTTAAAGCTTCTAAAGAAACGGTTCCAACGATAGAACATTCTAATTCTTGTTCATTACCATCTTTTGTTTTTAATTTTAATGGTAAATGAAAATTTGATATTCCTACTTTTGAAATTTTTGTTTTTGACCCTTTAATTTCTCCAAATTGCAAATCTGGTAAACTAGCTAAATATTCTTTACCAATTTGAAATTCTTTATCAAATTGGAAATTTAATTTTTCAATATTCATTTTATATTTTTTTCTTAAACAAATTTACAAAAAAAATTTTTATTAAACTAATTTTATCACGAATTTCATTAGCTGAAAAAAATAAGTCTTTAAAACTTAAATGTGAATGATTATCACTACAAAAACCAAATAAATGGCTAAAAAAATCTATCATAATTACAAATTTTTAAAATTTTGTTTTGCATCGGATAATTGTTTAATCCAATATGCTAATTTATCTTTAGCACCTTCTTTTGCTTTAAAAGAATTTTTTGTTTCCTCATCGGAATATCTTGTGTATTCAACGACTTTCCCTTTGCAAAAAATAATTTTATCTTTTAATGCTTTTGCTAATTTTAATCTTTCTCTTAATTGTTCATATTCTAAATCTGTCATGGAAGATAACTTTTAAATTGTTTTGAATTAATACCATAAATTTTACCAACACTTCTTACATCTGAACTTGAAATATGTTGCAATTCAGGGCTTGTAAAAAATGGAACTACATTTACTTTATCATTACTTAATTGCTTTAAATGCTGTGCAAAATTTATTTCTCCTTGAAAATCTGAAGTATTTCTTAAACCTCTTATCACAGAAACTTCATAAGGCAAAGACATCACAAATTCTGCTAAAGCTCCATCATATTCAATTACTTGGTAATACTTTAAACATTCTGGTAATTCAAATGTACTTTTTTCTTTTTCAGGGTTCTTTCCTTTAAGTATAATTATTTCATCGAAAACTTTTTCTGCTTTCGTAATTATATCCAAATGTCCTAAATGAAATGGATTAAAAGAACCAGCGAATACTCCTATTTTTGGTTGGTAAAATTTAACAAATTCTATTTCTTTAGCAATATTTTCTTTTGCTTTCGAGCTAAGTAAAGAAGAATTTTGAAACCTTTGTAATATTTTTATACTACCTTCTTTCCAAACATTTAATTCATAAAATTGATATTCCTTTCTTAATAATACTTGATTTTTTATTAAATTAGAAAAATCACTTTCAAAATTCATTAAATCTAATTTAAGAAAAATATTTACAAACCAATCATCAGATTCATGCGTAATTGTAGCAAGTATCATTTTGCTTACCATATTATTTACAATATTATCTTCAGGGAAATCTATTCTAAAAAGTTTTTCACTTTCTATTTCATTATCATTTCTTTTTGGGTCATAAATTGCATCATGATAAATTGCGGCTTTAAGTAAAATTTCTTTATCTTGTTCAGGATAATTCATATTAATGATTGTTTCAATCATAGGAACAATATGATTATCTACTGAATGATAATGCCTCCACTTTTCACTTTGTATTTTAGTTAAAATCTTTCTTTCTTTAAAAGAAATATGTTGCATATATCTATGATACCCTACATAAGAAAAACTTTCCAACATTTCATCAAATGGAGTAATACTAACCAATTCTGGTGCAATAGTTTTTGGAACGGGGTCATTAGCACATATTTTTTCAATACATTTAATAATATCACCTACTGTTTTAATTTTTGCATTCTCTGCTTCTTAATCAGTGATTGTGAGGTTAAATTCCTGTTCACATTTCATAAGAATTTCAACAGCATCTAAAGAATCCATTCCTAAATCATTAGACAAGGTGGTTTCTTCAGTAATTTTATCAAGTTGAAATATTTCATACTCTTTAAATTGTTCTTTAATAACTTTTAAAACTCTTATTTTTACATCTTTACTCATTATATTTTAATTTTATCTTTTAGTGTTTGAAATAATTCCCTTTTATTGTTTTTGATATGTCCATCAAAAATGTCTTTAATTAAATTTTCTTTTGCATCCCCAATTTCTTTTCCTTTTAAATTAAAGAATTCCATAATTTCATTACCATTGATTTGTAAATCGTTAATAGTAAATGGATAATTATACTTTAAAAATTGATTTATAGTACCATTACCAAGGATAAAAGGTGAATCATATAAAGTTGTATCCTTTGCAATTTCTATCGCTTTAAATGCACGATAACCGGGATTTTCGATATCATTTCTTTCTTTAAAAAACAAATAAGCTTTTAATTCTCTTTCAGTTTCTGTGCTGATTTTAAATTTATTTTTTATTTCTTCGATTTGAGTAATAGAATTAATATCATAAATACAATTAAATAATTCAGATAATTTTTTAACTGTAATTCCACTTGTAATTTTTATTTCAATATTATTACCAAAAATAATATTTGTGATTTCTAATTCATTAAAAAGAGAAAAGATTTTTTCACTTAGAATTCCAACTTTAAGAATTTTTTCAAATTCCATAGTAATTCTTTCAGCAGGGATATCATAAAGTTTTTCTTTATTTGAAAAAATAAGTTCTTCAGTTCTAAATCCTAAATCAAAATCAAATCTTAATGAAAATTGTAATGCTCTTAAAATTCTTAATGGGTCTTCAATAAAAGAATTAGGATTAGTACAATTTATTTTTTTATCAAATATTGATTCCCAACCACCAAAAGGGTCAATAATTTTACCTTCTAAAGTCATTGCGATTGAATTCATTGTAAAATCCCTTCTATATAAATCGCTTTCTAATGATAAATATGGGTCTGATTGAGCATCTATTGCTTTGTGGCCTTTTTCTCCTAGTAATAAAAAATCTTTGCGAGGAAGGGCTATATCGAGTTCTATTTCATTATCAATATATTTAATAACGCCAAAACTTTCACCAACTAAATCAACTTTACCTGTAAGTTTTAAAATTTTTATTAATTCTTCAATAGGAATTAACCTTACAATAATATCAATATCCTTACAAGGTTTTTTCATTAAAAAATCACGTACAACACCACCAATTAAAAATACTTCACCTTTAGTTTGTAAATTTTTTATTACTTGCGAATTTTTAATTTTGTTTAAATCTAACGTCATAAATTTAATTTTTTACAAATTTACAATAATTTTTATCTATTTCATAAAAAAAAGTAGGATACCCTACTTTTATTTTATCATTGTTTTTAATTCTGATTTGATTCTTTTTGCTTCTTCGCCTCTCCATGTTCCTGCGTTTGATAAAAAATATAAAATTATTGATTTGGCATCATCGAAACCAATTTTATCATTCATTGTAGTTAAACTAAACATTGCAGATAAATAAGGTTCTGCAGCATAATTTACTTTTGCCCAACTACTTCTAATTTCTTTCGCAATTTCATTAATGTTTCTAGACATATATTTTATTTTTGTTTACAACACAAAAGTACAAAAATATTTATCTAGTTTTTAGGAATTATTTCAAAAGTTATATCAGAATAGCTTTCTGAATTATCATCAAAATTTGAATGTTCAAATCTTTCAAAATATTTTCCGCAACCAACAGGAATAAAAGAATATAACCATTCATGCAATTCTTTATAACCGTCAATAGGTATAGCATTTTCAATTTTTATTACTTCGATTGCGAAACTTACTGTTTTATTTAAAATCATTGTTTAATTCTTTAAATCATTTAATCCAAATTCATCTTCATGTTTTAATTTTACAGGACCTAAATCTATAAAATCATTATTTAAAATAGCACGTTCAATCCAACGAATTAAATGTTGTGCAGGCATTTCTGAAAGAAACAAACAACCTTTAGTATCATCAGCTAATTTTATTCCTTTAGAAACAAATTTAGTAGTAATTTGAATAGAATCATGATAAAAAGTTTTCACGGGTTCTTCATGTAAAACTTCTTCTGTTAAATCAATAGGGATTAAAAATTTCCCTTCTAAAAAATTTATTTGATACCATAATATTCCTTTTTCATAATTTTTAAAAACTGCAATGGGGTTCTTTTTGTATAATTCTTTTTTAATTTCAATTATATTCATTAATCTTCTAATTTAATTCTTAAAGTTTCTAAATCACTTTCAAACAAAATTCTATTTAATGTTTTAGGTAATCCTAATGCTTGTTCATCACATAACATTCCATAACTTAAAACTCCTCTTAAATTTGTAGGAGTAATTGTAAAAACTCCATTTGGGTGATGTAATTCTGCACCAACAGTTGCTACTATAACTTTATCACCTTCTTTTACTTCATGGTAATTTGTTACAATAGGTAAAATATCTGAACCTACTTGTACATTCAACACTAATAATTTATCAGCGTTTGTATGTTTGTTAATTTCTAGGATTTCTCCAACTTTAATTTTTTTCATTATTTTTTTATATTTAACGTTCCATTAAATTCTATTTTGATTTGATTTGAAAGATAATGCCTTACTATCCCTCCTTCACAATGTACAACACACCAAATATCATTTTCAAATATTCCAGAATTAGTAACATAAATTGCAAAGCCTTTTTTATTCTCTTCTACAATTACCGGAATAGGATTTTTAAATTCAAGCATTCTCAACTTTTGAAAAATGAATACCACAAGTTTTGCAAATATAATACTCTTCTACTACCCAACTATAAAAACCAGGACCAAGAATTCCATTTGAATCTCTTTTACAATAGTGATTAATATTATTTGTTTTGCAAATTGGACAATCAGGAAGAATTTCTAATTCAGGTTCTTTTTGTTCATTAGTTCTACTATAAGCAACCCTTACTTCTTCTTTCGAAACAATTTTTACTTTTCCTTCAGCTTTGTATTTTTTTAATATTTCTTCTGTCCTATTGATTATTTCCATTGTGTTTTTCTGTTATGTTTCCAAGAACGAAATAATCTTACTTGATAACTATATAAAAGTTTCCAAGAAGATTTACTACCACTAAAACTGTTTTTTCTTTTCCGGTGAATACTCCATCCTTCACCATAATATTTTTCAATTACTTTACTATTAGTAAGTATTTTGTATTCCTTACTGTTTATCGTCGTACGACTTTTAAACTTTTTCATTTAGATAACTTTTTAATTACCTAATGATTGTCAAATTTCTTTTTCATTATCAACTATTTTAAAAAATTGCTCGTCACTTCCATTCAATTTATAGCTAATATTTTTATGATTCATTAAAAAAAGTTTCAAATGTGATTTGATTATTAAGTCCTTTAGAAAATTTACGGAATAAATAGTATCAATAGATTCTACTACTCCGAAATTTACTCCTCCATTTTTTTTGTGAAATGAATATATTTATCTCCTTTCTTAAACATTTATATAAATATAGTAAAAAAAATTAAGAAATTTTATTTTTAAATTTTTCATAAATATGATAAAAGGAAATCGCACTAATTTCTAGACCAATATAAAAAATTCTTGTCAATGGTTTATAATTATTTAAAATATTATAACCCATAAAAACAAAAATAAATATTATTTCAAATATCGTGATTATTTTTTTAATTCTTTTCATTTATCATAATTTATATCCAAATTTATTTAAATAATTAATTAATTCTTGTGGTTCATAATTTTCAAAATCAAACAGAATAGACTCTTGTAATTTTTCCGGCATTTCAATATAAAGAAATTCTTTAGGAAATTGATAAACTTTTTTCAATACTTGTAATTGAATAAAAGCCAGCATTTTTCTGCTATCCATATTGATTAATTTTTCAAGTATTTCATCAACAATTAAAAACTCCTGAAATAATTATAACCAACCTGAGCAGTTACATCCATTTTACTTTTATTATTAATATTCTTGATAATTAATTCTCTATGGAAATCTATTGTTTTTTTATCTATCATTTCTCACATATTTTTTGTTTACAACATTACCATAAAATTGGAATCTAATAATTTTTACTATTTTACAAATATAATCAAATTTAGCATCAAATGGGTTTTCAAACCAATTATTTTCACTATTTCTGTAGCTAAATTCGGTACCTACATTCCATAATGAATAAGAAGTAAATTTTTGGTAACTTTTGCAATCATTTATTTCAAAATCACAATATGTAACATCAATATAGATTTTAAATTCTTCAAAAATCCATTTGATGATACTTGCTACTTCCAAATCAAGTTCTAAACCTTTTGGGGTATAACCTAATAATTCATACCTTTTTACTATTGTTTCTAATTTCATATTTCATTTTGATTTAATAAATCTTTTGTTTGTGATTTAAAATATCCTCTAACTCTTTTAGTCCATTTCTTTTTTACCCATTTACTAGAATCGTTTTTTGACCTAAATTTTTTGGGATCTAAAATAATAAAACCATGTTTAAATGGTTTATTTGAAGGGGATGCCATACTCCTGATATCTCTTGTAATGCCACATAAAGCACCTTTACAATTTCCATCAGCATAAGGACCATGTCCGCTTTTGTGTCTTCTTCCTTTATTTTTCATGTTTTCTAAATTCTGAGTATTTCAAAGTATATTCTTTTTTATATTTTTTAATCAACTCCGCTCTTTCTTTTGATTTAGCTTTAGGCACTAAAGACGCATAACCAATATTAATTAAAGGAGTTCTATGAATTGGACAAGTTAAAGAATAAAAACTATTCTTTTGACTTTCACTGTTTTCACTTCCTAATATCCAAACCTTAGCGGAATAATTACAATCAGGATTACTGCAAATACAATTAGATTTTATATGCGTTGCTCTCCTTGAGGTTAATCCTTCACTACCATAAAACGGTCTGGGTTTAGACCCAATATCTTTTAAACGAGGTTTTATTGACATAACTTTTATTTTATTAATAATTAAAATCTTGTTTATCAAGAATTCTAGTAATTTTTTTACGAAGAGCACGAAAATATTTTTTACGATTTTTAGAACAAGGTTTTTTACCACAACGAGTTCTGCTATTAATATCGTCTTGTAAAAAAGTGTCGTCGATGTATTTGATAACTGTCATATCTTTTTGTTTTTGTTATACAAAGTTAAGGAATTTTTTATCTACTTTCACAATAAAGCCCAGAACCAATCGTCTGGGCAATGCCGCTTTTTTCTTTCTTCAGATTTACAATCGCTGAAATCCCTCGATTCGAACAAGGACGGATTCTTCCCGAGACAAGTAGTTAAATCCTGACTATCAATTCGGTTTTGAAACCTTCATGGGTTGTGTCTGCCAATTCCACCAAAAATCAATTTGAGACCAGGAAGGGAATTCAACCCTTGTTAAACCAATTTTGCAGATTGGTGCCTTTCGCAACATTGACAACCTGGTCTTTTCTTCTACCAAACGATATCTTTAAAATTCCAACCGTTTGAATTTTTACTTTCTTTAATTCTACATTTTTTCCACATCCATTGCTTTTGATTCTTAGAAGTTAATTTCCAAGAAGGAAAATTTGATTGTCGTCTATCAACTGTAGAAACACAATAATAATCTCTTCTACACCTTATTGCACATTTCATGCAACAAGAAGTTACTTTTTTTATATGTATAATCTTATGAACTCTTCTATTAGAAGTTTCAACATATTCTACGCAATTTTTTCTGTGACACATTTTTGTAAATTTTCAGTTTTACAAGTTGTCAAATATTTTTTTCATTTTTTATAATTTTTTTAGTGGTACGAGTGGGAGTTAAACCCACCTTAACGGGTCTTCACGCCGTTGATTATATCGCTCATCCATCGCACCAAATTTATGTTGCACGAGTTATTAGGGTCGAACTAATATCAAAGGTTTTGGAGACCCGTATGCTACCATTGCACCAAACTCGTATTTTATTTAAAAGAACTGTTATTGTGACTCCAGCGAGATTCAAACTTGCAACCTTTCCATTAAAAGTGGAATACTCTATCAATTGAGTTATGAAGTCATTTTATTTTTTATAACGGATTCATAACTCAATTTGTAAAGTTACGAATCCAAAATTTTATATTTCATTTATTTATTTATTTTTTGCGGGAGTTTAGGGTAACAATCCCTAACCTTCAGTTTAACAAACTGCTGATACTTCATTCCATCTCAACTCCCAGATTGTCATAAAAAACCTAATTTTTTCAATTAGGTTAATTATTTAATATTATTATGTTTATATCAATAACTACCCAATTGGAACTTTATTCCAATTAAATTTAAAACAACCACATTTGTTACATTTAGAGAAATTACTTTCTAATGGGTTAGTGGCTAACCCTCTATTGGATGGATTATTAAAATCATTTCCAATTACTTTTATTGATATGTCAAATAAATATTTCAATTCTTTTATTTTTAATTACTGTACTTTTTATTTTTATATCACAAATGTACAAACTTTTTTTTGAAACTACAAAATTTCATTTAAAATAAATTCAATTAATTTTTCTAATTCTTGTTGTCCTAATTCACTTGATTTATTATACCCAAGAAAATCTCCTTCACCTTTTTTCCATAAAAACAAACCAAGTGAATTAATTGCAAAATCTTCAATTATAGGAAATTTTTCAATTGGAATATTTTTAATTTTTTTTTCATTACTAATAAAAATTTCTTCTAACAACATTTTTGTTTTTAAAAATGTTGATTTAGATTATTCCTTTAATACTTTTAAAATTTCTAAACTTTCCATATCATTTTGTTTTTGTTACACAAAACTAAGAAATTTTTTATCTACTTTTTTACCCAAATTCTTTTTTTAATTTTTCGTATTCTCTTTTTCTTCTTTCTTTCTCTAAGATTTTTTCTTTTTCTTCACGGATTCTTCTTTCCTCTAATTCTCTTTGTCTTCTTTGTCTTTCACGTTCTTCTCTTTCTTTAGCTAATGCTAATAAATTTTCTTGGGAATTATCTAAATCTTCTACGTTGATATATACACTTGTATTTTCAGAATCTCCACGACAATAATCAGTTCTGCTTGCATATATTTGTCCATTATATTCAATGGTAACATTTTCTACTTCCCATCCGTATTTGATAAAAACATATTCTTTAACTTTTTGATATAATTCTTTTAATTCTTCTGATATCATATTTTTATATTTTTATATTTAAATAATTTCGTCTATTTCAGACCAAAAATTTATGTTGCTAATTTCAAAATCATTTGCATCATAAAAATTGCAAAACTCACTACCATCCAGAATACCTTCATACATATAAACAACATGGTAGGTGCGACTTGTAGTAGCTACAAGTAAACGACTGCTTCTTAACCCATCCCAACAACCACTTTCAGTAGCTATTGGTTTTTGTTTATCAATATTAATCCAATTTGTCATTTTATAATTTTTATTTTTTTAGCTAATATCCATTTTCCTCCTTGTGATTCTGGACGTTGCATTTCTATAAAATCATTTGTTTCTACTTTACACCATACTCTATTTTTTAAAGTTAAATGTGGTGCTAAAGGATTTTCTGTACAATGAAAATAAGGCCGAAATTTATAACCTTTTGTAGGATATTCTTTTGCTTCAATCCATTGATTAAATTGATACTTTTCTTTTTTGTTAATAAATAATGAAGAAACTGTTCCGTCTTTATTTTCTTTGAATAATTTATAAAAAATCATTAATCTAATTTTTATAAATATACAGAAAATTTTATTTTTTACGTTTCTTTTTAGCAGGGGTAAATTTACTTCCTCTTGTTTTTTTGTTTGTTTCTAATAAAGAAGTAATTTGAAAATCCGGTGCTTTAATTAAAGTTTCTTTTAAATCAATTAAATTATCAGCAGATAAATTTTTTGCAAAATCATTTGGAATAGTAACAATTAAATTTTCTGGATTAGGAATATCTTTTAAAATTTCTACAATCTTACGATGTTCGTCATCTAATTCACTTTCCAACAATTTACTTAATGCAATACCCATTGGGCGATAAAGATATTCCATAATTTTTTATTTTAAAATGAATTATAAATCCTTTCAGAAACTCTTCTGTATTCATAAGCTGGATAATATTTCTTAGCGTATGACATTGTATGTTTTAAAACAGAAAAATTTGAACCTAATTCGCCATTTAACCAACTAACTATCTGTCCTTTAATTTGTTGATGTACGGTGTTTTTTGTGTTCTTGTATTTATTAAGATACCACCCAACAAAATGTTTTTCAGATTCTTCTAATTTCATCCATTGAAAAAATTCAACTTCAGAAACATTTGTTGGCATTCCATAAGCAACTGCGAATCTATATGACACATAATAATTTAAAAATTGTTCTTCATTCATCCAAGCAGGAATCTCGATTTCTTTAACATTATACATTTTACAAGGTGTTTGTTCCCACCAATCATGACTGATTAACCTTGTAGTCATTTCATTTAAGTCACCTTGGAAATTTTCCAAAAAACACTTAGGCTGCGTAGTTCCAACTATTTCACCACTTTGATAAAAAACTATTGACTTTATCATAATTACTTTGTTTTTTTTACACAACAAAGATAAGAAGAATTTTATCTACTTTTCATAAAAAAGGAGTAAATTTTACTTTACTCCTTTTATTAAATTCATCCATTTCTAAGTGGAATAATTCTTCAATTAATCGTTTGAGGTATTATTTATTGACCTACAATGTTTCAAAAAATACTCTACCAAGTATGCAGTCTTTATCCCTAAATAAACTGTCAACCACTTATTAATGATATTCTTAGTATTCTTAAACACATAAATAATTAAAAATAGTTAAAAACTACTAAAATTTTTTATTTCCTAATTCTTAGATTCTTCTAATGAAGAATTCTCCAAAGGCTTTTATGCTCTTACGATCAAAGATTCCGTGGTTTCCACGGTACTTTTGTAAATATTTTTCTCTCTTTTAAGATATTTAAATATTGTACATCCTTTAATTATGGGTAAAATAAAAAAAAATAATAAATTTTTCTGTATATTTGTAAAATAGTTAGAAGAAAATATTGTTCTTAACTATTTTACGTTATATACCCTTTTACAATTAATCTAATTAGGGTTACCCTACAATAAATCAACAGATTCTTAGCAATCTTAAAAGTAACCAATGTATTTCTACATTCAGGAATTTCTAGTGTTTATCTGAACAAGTCAGCTCCCGTGTTTAATCAACTTTCTGATTTATCTTCAGTGAATTTAATTTTTTTATTTACTTTTCTTTTTCATTGAACCAGGCTTTGTTGTTGCTCTTTTAAGTTCTGAACTTTGCAACTCCCATTCTTTTTGACGTTGGGTAATTTTCTTTGTTGCTTTCTTTAAATGCTTTCCCATAATTTTTAAATTCTTTGTTTTAAAATTTCAATTTCTTTTCCAATCCTTACAATATCACTTTCTGATAAAGGAATTTTACTTGAATTACCAGCTATCTTTTCTGGATTTGGCTTTGTACCAGATTTTAACTGCTTTTCTAAACGACTAATTACTCTTGCTCTTCGTTGTCTTGCTTGGACTGTACCATTAAACAACTTCTTTGAATTTTTCTCCATTGCTATATTTATTTTTTATGAATTCTTTCAACTTGATAATCAAATTCATTATCAATTATTCTTTTAAGGTATTCTAATTTTTCAATACTTGTAGCTTTTAAAAATATTTCATTACTAATTAAAGTTTCTCCAATTGCTGTAGAAAAGCAAGTAATTTTATTGTCTTCAGTAAACTCATTCAAAATTTGTTGGAATAAAATTTTCTGAATAAAAATTCTATCTATTCTAGTTTTTGAATGCTTTAAAAGCAACTTAATGAAAATTTTTCTTATCATATTTTATTTTATTTTATTTTTACTTAAATCACTATTTTTTGGGCCTAATATTATAATAAATACACCAACTATAAATAATAGCACAAACCATAAACCCCAAAAATTAACTTGTGTATGAATTAATCCATTCCAAATAAATATTATTGCATATTGTAAAATTGCAATAAAGAACCCAAAAATTCCAATTAAAATTAATGAAATAGAAATAATATTTTTAATTAAATTTAACATTTTTTATTGCTATTGTAAAATTATCACAAGAATTGTAAACTTCAATTCCAATAAATTCGTTGTTTTTAAAATAAGTAAAATAATCTCTACTTCTACCTACAAACCAAGCACCTTTAATGCCTAATCTATGTTCTGATTGTTCGTCAGTTGTAATTACATTTTTAAACCCACTTTTACAAGGAATAGACCCATCTATCATTCCATCAAAAGTGGAGTGATTTTCAATGTATAATTCATTAATGTTTTCTTTAATGAATTTTTTTACAGTAGCTAAAGTAATTTTCTTATTCTTATCTAACATATACTTTGTTTTTGTTTACAACACAAAGATATGATATATTTTATCTACTTTATAGAAAAATTTTTTCAAGTTCCCATTTTTTTAAAACTGCTTTTTTTCTAAGATAAAATTTTGTTGTTTCCCAATCAGGAAATTCTTCTTGACCAAAATGAATATGAAGACCTTTAAAATTTTCAACTCCATTAATTTTTCTGTCATCAATAATAATATTTCCTTGTAATAAATCTTTTCTATGTGAAAGAATTAATTTATTTTCAAACAAATTACCAAAATGATTTTCAATCCATAATCTTTTATCCATATAAGATTCAGGTAAAATCCACATTGGAGTTGAAAGAAAGAAACAGTTATAATATTCAGTTAATTCCTTAATTGACTCTACTGCATCTTTAATAGGTTCTAAATCTCTAAAAATTCTAGGGTTGTTTAAACAAATTTCATTAAATTTTGACATATTAAATTCATCAAAATTTTCCATTTCAATTGTAGGATTATATTCAAGAATTTTTTTGGTAAGATTACAAACAACTCCATCCATGTCGATATAAAGTATTTCTCTCATTAAAAATAAATTATTTTATTTTGTTTTTCTAATTCAGATTTCAATTCATTTAAAATTTTAATTGATTTTTCGCAATCTTCTAATTCATCTTCAAAAAGTAAAATCTCTTTTAAATTTATTTTATTTGACATTAAATCATTCCAAAAATTTTCTGAATGGATTTTTTCTTTTTTCTTAAAAGTCATTTTTATAAGTTTTTTTCTAATTCTTTACGTTCTAAATCTACTGTTCTATTATTAGCTTGATCCTCCCTAAACTTTTCTGGGAATCTAACTTTTAATTTGTTAATATTATTCCCCATTCCAATTTCTACATCTAAATTGTAATAAACACAAACATCATTTAATCTTTTAAGGGTTTCAATTATTGCTTCAATGTAAACTTCTCTTTTAGTTTCTTTATTATAAACCCAAGCTCTTTTCTCAATGTTAGTAAGTTTTGAAACTGCATACTCCAATTGTACATCAAAATCATTTTTCTCAGGTAAATAGTAATATGTGTTTTTATCAAATTCAAAAACCCTCCATAATTCTAATCCAATGTTTGTTGAATAATTAGCTAAATACCAGCAAACATCGATCAATTCTTCTAAAATACCTACTGAATCATTTTTTTCTATAGCATCATAAAGTTCATTGAACTCTGAGTGCATACCAATAATCATGTGAAGCCTTACTAATTGGCTAGAACCTAAGTCTTTGTTTGTTCTGCAAGCTGCTGCTTGATACTCTTTTAAATTCATTTTTTTTGGGATTTTTTATTATTGTTAATCTAATATATTTTTTATCGTTTTGTGGGAAAAATTGATTGTTAATACAAAAAACTAAAACATCATTTTTTTGTACATCTTTTTCTTCTAAATAATCCTGTAAATTAGTTGTAATTTCAATTAAGTCTGTTGATATAACAGATAAATCATTATTTAAATCAGGTGCAGAAGCATAATGTACTACTTCTTTTTTTGCATTACACCAAATAAATTCTGGCATCATGGAAACAAAAAATACTTCACCTTCAAAAAAATCTAAATCCTTTTCTATATCTGGGTACTGCATTAATTAAAAATTTGTTCTTAACTGAATTCCAATAATTTTTTTCTTATTTTCATTGCTGTTTTCAATAGCTTTACTCCATCCATTCATCAAATCTGAAGCTTTATTTGCTAATACTCCTTTTTCAATAGGGCAAATAAAATATTCAATATCTTCAATTTTTACAAACTTACTTTTATTTTCAAAAACATTTTCTGGAGTGAATTCTTTATACAAAAGTGCAATGTCATATATCCCTAAATTATTTCCTCTACGTTCTTTAATATCAATAATAAACTTATTAATATCATTTACTGATTTAAGATTAATAGTACTTTTTCTATCATTACCCGCATTAGCAATATAAAGATGTATATCTTCTTTCCAAAAGTATTTACTGATTGTATCAAGTAAATTCCCTTTAGCTTCAGAAAACAAAATTCTATCTAAGTTTTCTTTTTGCAGACTGTTTACTAAGTTATCAATAATAGAAGAATCACTATTAAAGAATTCATCGAAATCATGGTGTGATATTATATCATTAGTTTTACTCATTAGTAATAATTTTTAAATTTCCGTCAATTAATAATTGTTTATAAAACATAAATTCTTGAATTGCAATTACTTGTTTTTCTTTAGAAGAAATAAGCCCATTTAATTTAAAATTTAAAATTTCTCTAAAAAATATTATTTCTTCATTTGATAAATCTAATTGAAATTTTAATTCATTAAAAAATTTTTCATTAGTATCATTGTAATTAGTTTTTAATTCTTGAGAAAATACCAAAAGTTTTTCATTATATTCTTTAGTTATTTCTTCTTGGTATTTATTTTGTTGAATTAAAATTTCTGATTTAGTTCCTGTAAAAATTTTAGAATCCAATTTTTCTTGAATTTCTTTTTGATGTGTTAAACGAATTTCTTCTAATTTAAAAATATAATCAGGATTGTTATCTTCATACATTCCTTCTTCTGTTTGAGCTATAAATAGCTCTAAATTTCTTTTTTGCATTATATTTAATTTTTATTGTTTTTAGACGCCTGTTTTTTTATTCCAAAGAGTAATATGTAGTCTATCACTAAATCTTACTTGATTTTCAATTGCTAAATCGGCTACAAACTTTCTATTTTTATTTAAGTCTTCTTGAGTAATACCTTCTGGCATTAATATAATTTGATTTTTATTTATTAAAGGTAAATATGTTTTTTCAATTTCCTCCCAATCTTCTTTTCTAGAAATAACAAATTTAAACCATGAATTTTTTAATTGTGATAGTCTAGAAATTACTAAAGGTTTAAATCTAATATTTTCTTTCATTTCTGAATTAGATAATTTTGGGGAATTATTCCAAACATCAACTATAGATTCAAATTCAGGAGTTGCCATTAAAACAGCTTCATTTTCTACTTGAATAGTAGGTTTAAATCCGTATTTAATTATAAACGAAGAAATAAAATTATATAATTGTATTTGTTGTTTAAGAGGAGACCCTCCTGTTAAAATTAAATTTTGTCCATTTTTAAATTTATTTATTAAATCAACAGATTCAAATAATTCAAAAATTTCTTCAAAACTATATTCATTTCCATATCTCCAAACTTCTAAAGAATCACACCAAATACAATTAAGAGTACAACCTTTAGTTCTTATAAAAGTACTAATAACTCCGGAAGTCACACCTTCACCTTGTATTGTATCACAGAACATTTCTGCAATAGAAATTTTATTTTCGCCAATAACTTTTTTTTCAAAGTTAGGCAATTGTTTTATTAATTGTAATGCCATACATCTATAATTTTTATAAAACTATGGATTATTGATTACATAAAAAAATAAATCATGAAGTTTTCTTAAAATATTTCATTTGATATTCTGTGATAATATTTTTTCTGATACTACCGACATTATGTTTTAAAATGTTTGGACAAACTTTTTCGTAGCTAGTTAAATAAGAAATATTGTTTAAATCTTTAGGTTTTATTTTAAATTCAGTTTGATACAAAGGTAAAGACATCAAATTTTTTCTATGTGTTATAAAATACCATTTACCTTCGATTTTTGCCCCATAATGTACGTCACTACCGTCATTAAAACAGTTGTTGAGTAAATGTATATCATAGTAAGAATTCTCAAGCAAATAACTTAATTCTAGCAAATAACCTATAGGGTTCTTTATACACTTTTTTATAAATTCTTCAAAAGGAATGTCTTTATGTTTTTCGTATGCAGGTAGCATTACAAATTTTACAAGCAACTCCTCTAAATAAGTTGGAGTGATAGGTTTAGTAATAAAAACCTTATATCTCTTAATGATTGTGTAGAATTTTTCTAAATCTGTCATACAACAAAAATACTATAAAAGTTATCTACTTTTACTAAAATCGTAAAATAAAAAATTTGGTTAAGCATTTTATACGGGTATATGTTTTTAGGGATTTAAGGGATTACTATAAAAATTATAGAATATTTGGTAATTATTAAGAATAAATATAACTTTATTTAAATTTTTAATGATATTAGCATTTGATTTAAGTTCAACAGTAGTGGGGTATTCAATATTTGATAAAGAATATAATCTTATTAAACTTTCTTTTGAGAAATTAATAGGTAAAACAATATTAGAAAAAGCGGAGTATTTGGAAAATTTCATAAATAGTTTATTACAAGAATTTCCTATTACAGAATTTGTAATTGAGGACAGATTAAAAAACTTTCAAAAAGGAAAGTCAAGTGATGAAGTAATTTTAACTTTAGGATTTATTAATGTTTTCGGACAATATATAATCTATAAACATAGAGGGATAGAAATTACAGGATTAAATGTACGTCATGCAAGAGCATTAGTATTTCCGGGTTTTCATAAAATTGCTAGGGCTAGTAAGATGTTAGAAGAAAAGGAATTAGCTTTTGAATTTGCAAGAAAAATATTAGGTGAAAGTTACTTTACAAAAAGAATTATAACTAAAGGAAAAGATAAAGAGAAAGAAGTATATACCACTGAATGTGGAGACATGACAGACTCATACATCTTAGGGAAAGCATATATAATTGAAAAATATGGTAGGTTTTAAAAAAACAATAAATAATTTTTTATCAGATAAATTAGGTGACGGGAAAGAAACTTTTCAAGGTTTAAAATTTAATTGTCCAATTTGTGATGGCGGCAATAAATATAATCTAGAAGTTAATTTAAATGAAAGAAACAAAAATTTCTTAAAGTTTAATTGCTGGGCTTGTAAGTATTCTGGACATATAAGAAAATTATTAACTGATTATTCTTATGAAGATAATTGGAGGGATATTGAAATATTAAAAAATCAAAATAATTTTATTAATACACAAAAAATAGAAGTTAAAAAAGTAAAACTTCCGAATAATTGTATTCCTGTCACACAAAATAAAAAAGCATTAGAATATTTACTAAAGGAAAGGGAGATTTCTATTGAATTGATTAATGAAAGAAATTTATTATTCCATGAAGATTCAATTATATTTCCTTTTTATGAGAATAATGAACTAATAAGTTATTCTTCACATAACTTAGTTACAAAAGCATATAAAAATTTTTCCACAACAAATAGAGTTTTTTATAAGGAATTTATTAATAATAGATTTCCAATTATAGTTACAGAAGGGTTTTATGATTGTTTTTCAGCCCCTAATTCTATACCGTTAGCGGGTGTTATTGTAGGAACAGAAGTTTATAAATTTTGTTCTGGGAAAAATGTGATACTTGCTTTGGATAATGAAGTAAGTATTCAAGACAAATTAAAAATCTGTGAAGAATTTGATTATTATGGAGTAAACAAAATAATAATTTTTGATACGCAAAAATATAAAGACTTAAATCAAATGTATATTGAAAACAAAAATGTATTAAAAAACAATTTACAAAAAACAATAAATTTTCTATTAAATGCTTAAAAAAATTATACAAATTTCTGATATACATATTTTTTTAAATAAAAAGTTTGAAGCTCATGATTATGTATTTAATCAGTTTTATAAACAAATGGAAATTGAAAAACCTGAATTAATTGTATGCACTGGTGATTTAATTGATAGTAAATTAAGATTAAGTCCTGAACAAATTGATTTAGCTAGAAAACTTTTATATAATCTTTCAGTTTTTTGCCCTCTAATTATTATTCTTGGAAATCATGATTTAAATTTAGCTAACCCAGAAAGGTTGGATTCAATTTCACCTATTGTGCATAGTTTATATTCTGAATCTGAAAATCCAATACATTTTTTTAAAAATAGTGGAATATATGAATGTTATGGAATTGATTGGGCAGTATGGTCTTGTTTAGATAATCAACAAAAACCAAACATTACAAATAAAAATTATACTATTGGATTATATCATGGGACTGTCAAAAATTGTATTTCTGAAAGTGGATTTGTTTTAACTGAAGGGATAGATATAGATGAATTTAAAGACTGCCAAAATGTTTTTCTTGGAGATATCCATTTATATCAAACTTTCAGAAATCAAGAAATAGCTTATTCTTCTTCATTTATACAGACGAAAATTTCTGAGGAAGTAGATGGGAATTATTTAGTATGGGAATGGAATGGTAAGAAATATTTTCCAACTTCTAAAAAAATAAAAAACATTTATTCTACTGTTACAACTAATATAAAAGAATTATTTAAAACTGAATTAAATAAAACTCAAAATTATATTTTTAAATATGACCCTGAATTAGTTTTAAAATCTGATATACAACAATTAAAAAAACAATATAAGGATTTTAAAATAGAATTTTCACCGATTATAGAAAAGAAAAATAAAGTAATTCTTAATATTGATAATAAAAAAGAAAATTTAATTACTTCTTTAAATGATTATCTTGAATATTTAAATATTGAAAACAAAAATGAAATAATTTCTTTAGATAATAAATATAATTCAAATTTAGATTTATCTAAAGATTATGAATACGGTGATTTTTCTATTTTAAATTTAAAAGTAAGTAATTTTTTATGTTTTGGATTAAAAGAACAAATAATAGATTTTGATAAATCAGGTTTATTTGGAATTTCAGGACAAAATAAAAGTGGAAAATCAAGCTTAATGAATGCAATTGAGTTTGTTTTATTTAATTCAACAAAAAATAATTCTTCAACTTTAAGAAAATTAATTAATAAACATAATAGAGATAAAGAGTGTTATGTAGAAATTTTAATTGAAAAAAATGGAATAGAATATATTATAAAAAGAAAACTAATTCCTAAAAAAGTTGGGGGTGTAACGATTGAATTAGACTTTTATGAAGTTGGAGGAAAAAGTTTAAAAGGTGAAAAAAGACAAGAAACAGAAAAAGAAATACAAAAGTTTTTTGGTACTGAAAGTTCTTTTGAAATGATGAGTTTTTATTCAGCACAAAAAAAACAAGTAGAATTCATGGATTGTAAAAATGCTGAAAGATTATCATTAATCAATAGGTTTTTAGGGTTACAATATTATGAATTAAAAGAAAAAGAAGTATCTGAAGAAATTAAAATTAAAAAAGCAGTTTTATTAGAATTGCAAAAACAAATTGATAAATTTGATACAGTTGAAAAAATTATAAATGATATTATAACAGAAGAATCTGAATTACAAACTAATAAAAAAACTTTAGAAGATGAAAAAAATAATTTTGATTTATTAAATTTAAAAAATAAATATTTAGTTGAAACATATGATTTTTATAAAAACATTGCTAATAGAGAATATAAAGAAATTAATGAGATAGAAGAATTTATTAATTTAAAAAACAACAAAAAAATTGCTTTAGAAGAAAAAATAAGTTTTTTAAATAAATCATTAGAAGTATCTTTGGAATTACCAAAACTTATTTTTGAATTTGAAGAAAAATATAAAGTCAATACATTTGAATATAAGAAATCATATAATGATATTAAACCATTTGAAAGTAAAATTTCAATTTTAGAAAATGATATTTTTAGAAATAAAAAACAACTTGAAATAGATATTTGTAAAAATTGTGGTAAAAATTTTACTGAAGAAAATAAAAATGAAGTAAAAAATAAAATTGTTGATTTACACAAAGAATTAGAATTAACTAAAAAAGAGTTAATAAAATCAAATGATTATAATGATAATATAAAATCATGTGTAGATAAAATAAAAGAAATTGAAAATATTGTTAGAATTAAAAAACAAGAAAAAATTGAGTTAGAAAATCAAATATTAAAAATCGAATTAGAAATTAAAAATGAATCTGAACAAATTTCAAAATACGAAGAAATAAAAAATGCTAGAAATAAAATTTCTGAAATAAAAAATGATTATGATATTTATATTGAAAAAAGAAATATTTTTCAAAAAAATATTGAAACAATAAATGACAATATTAAAAATAACACAAAAAATATTGAAAAAAATAATAAGTTAAAAAGCGACGTTATAAAAATTATTGATAGATATAATGAATTAGATGTAGAAAATAATTTATTAAAGCAATATAAAGAGATTATCAATAAAAGTTCCTTACCATTATTTATATTAAAAAATAAAATACAAGATATTAATAGTCAAATAAATTTAATTGTGGGCCAAATTTTTGATTTTGAAATTGAATTTGAAATAAATCAAGATGCTGGCGAATTAGATATTACTTTCTTTTACCCAGAAGATAAAGAAAAAGATGATGTTGGATTTGCTTCAGGGTCAGAAACATTTATTATTAATCTTTGTATTAAAGTTGGATTAAGTCAAGTTTCTGAAATTCCAAAATTAACTTCTTTATTAATAGATGAAGGCTATGGGACATTAGACGAAAATAATCTTGAGAAAATTCCTAATTTATTTAATGTTTTACCAAAATATTATAAAAATATAATTACGGTTTCTCATATTGATAAATTAAAAGAATTATACGAATATGAAATAAATGTAAAAAAAATCGGTGATTATTCAATAATTTTACAATAATTAAAAATAAAAATGAAGAAAAAATTTTTAAAAGAATTTCAAAAAGATAGAGAAAAAATAAAGAGTGAAATTTATTCAAAAATTTCAACAATATTTAAAGAAATCGAGGGTGAAAAATTTGATTCTAGTCAATTGGAAGATTTTATAGGTTTACATTATGATTTTTTAGATAAAAATTTAGAAGGAATTGACCCTAAAATTTTAGAGAAAAAATGGCAGAAATTTAAAATAAGTTTAGATGAAAGTATTAAAAAAGTTTTAAGGGAAAGTAATGAAATGGAAGAATTAGATAAAGAAAGTTTGTTCCAAGATTTAGCAAATATTAGCGGAAATTTGTCTGATTGTTTTTCATCACTTTATACTTATAAATTTCAATATATAAACAACCCTAATTGGAAAGAAGCTTTAACAAAATTGAGAATTGGAATAAGTGATAATTTAAATAGAACTATGTCTTTAATGAGTGAAATAGGTTTGCAAAATGATATTCCTAATGAAGAATAGTTTTATTTAAAAAAAAATAGTAAATTTAAAAAAAATTAATGAGCAATAATAGTATATCAATTTGGGAAGATGAATTAGAAGATAAAATAGAAAATATAGGAATACAACGAGTAAAAGATAAAAAAAATATTGAATTACTTGCAGGAAATTATTATGAATGGGATGAAGAAAAAAAATCGAAGCTTAATGAAAATTCAAGTTTACAGGAAATTGAAAACGCAAGAATTAAAAAAAATATCACTTTAGAAGAAGCAAGAAAAAAAAATAAGCAATTAATTGCTTCTAATCCATTTTTACAAACAAAGAACTTTGATGATAGAACACTTTATAACAAGAAATTTATGCTGGAAGTTTCTATGTCTGGTTATGACGCAAATGATAGTGAAGATGTAGAAAACTATGTAAATGGTTTACCTTCGAAATATCAGAACAGAAATGAAATAATGGCGGGTGTTGATAAATACACTGAATTAGGGCAATCTGAATATGATGATCATGATTTAAGTAAATTTTTAAAAGCTAATAAAAATGTAAGTATCTCTAGTAAAACTCCAGATAAAATATATTTAACAGACTTCAAACCAAATGTTGCTAAACAAATGTTAGAAAATGTTAATGAACCTAAACTTGATTTGACTGATGTAAAAATAAGAAATTTTAAAGACAAAAGAAGTATAACTGAAATTGAAAATGAACATAGAAAACATATTGCTGAACAATTTGGTTCTAAAGAATTAAAATTTAATTTTGAAAAAGATAATGGTTCATTATATGGAATGCACTTTGAAGAAAATACAAATACTGGCATAGTTAAAAGTAACCATGATCCAGAAAAAATATTGGAATTAATTAAAGAACTTAGATCTTTAGGGTTTACAGCTGAAGAAATAAAATTTGAAATACAACATAAATATTCATAAGAAATGGGAAAATATTTAACAAAATTAACACCTGCAGAAAGGGTAGATATGCAAATGCAAGGCCTTTCTCCAAATAATGACCAAGATGTTATTAGGTATAAAAAAGGTTTAACTTTAACTGAATCTGAAAAAAAACAAAGAATAGAAATTTTAGTAGGGGATAAAATAACTGCTGCGAGTAATGAGCCAGAAATGGATATGAATACTTTAGTAAAAAGAAATCCAGAAGAAATTCAATCTTTGTTTGAAAATAATGAGGATTATAGAAAATTAATGAAAGAAGAAGTAAAACAAAATTATAAACCTACAGGTAAAGTATTTAAAACCGATGATTTATTAAGTTTAAAGAAAAATAACAATACTCAACAACAAATACCTGGGCCAAATATAAATCTTGAAAAAGCGAAACAACAAGGTTTTGAAGATGGGAAAAAATATTTAAACGCATTTATAATAAATCTACAAACTAATTCAAATAATACTAGAGTAGAATTATATAAAACTCTTAATAAAGTTTTAACTAATTATAAAAATCTTAGTGAAAAGAAAAATGTTTTAGCGGCTTATAATCAAGGTGTTATACAAGCAGAGAAAGCAATGTTAGAAAATTTAAGTTAAACAAATGAACGATAAAATAGAAAGAAAGAAAATATTAAAAGAATTATTTAATAATGGTGGTTTAGATATTATTGATAAAATTTCTAATGAAAAAGATTTACTTGATAATAAAAAAATATTACCTGAAGACCTTTGGCAAACAATATTAGAAATTCTAGAATTATCTTTTAGTAAATTACCTGAGGAATGGGAAAAATCTTTATTAGAAGAAAAGAAAAAAATATTGTGTTTTAAATATTTTACAAAAACTTCTTTAATAGATGTTGATAATCTCGAAAAAGATATAAGAGAAAAAATAAGACCTTATTTTTCATCTTTAGAAGGATATTTGGATGAAGAAAATTTTAAAGAAAGATTTTTTAATTTGCCGAAAGATATTTTATTTTCTTTCGTAAGATATATTTTTCATAATTCAAAAGAATTAAACGAAAAAATTGTAGTCTCAAAAGAAGATTTTAAAGAATTAATTGGAGAAATGAAAGAAAATAGAATGAAAATTATTAAAAAGATTTCTTTCATTTCTAATGGAAATGTCACTACAATAAACATGACTTTAATTAAAGACTTAGTTGATAGTGGAATTTTTTATGAAGATAATTATCTTAATAGAGGAGTTATGGAATATTTATTTAAATTGTGTACACATGATATTTCAAAAGAAAGATTAATTGATAGTTTTAATAACACTTTTGTTAAAGATTTAAAAAGAACAATAGAAAGATGTAAATCTTATATTTGTCATGTTAATGATATTAAAAATGAAATTACGCCTGAATTCTTTAATGATAACGGTGCACAAGAAGGAAGAAGGTATGATATTGAAATTGAAAATGTTCAAAATAATAATTTAGGAGATTATGTAGTAGATAAAAAATCTATTTTTAAAGAACCTAACGCAAAAATTAGTAATTCAGAATTTTCTTGGGAAAATGGCAATAATGAAAATTTAGGCGGGGAAGATAATAAAAAAAATAAAAACAAAAAATCAAATAATATTGGAAATTCAGGAGGTGGAGGTGGATTTAGTGGTGGTGGTGGAGGTGGAGGGTTTAGTGATACTTTTAATATGCCAAATGAAGAAACTGGTGGTAGTAATACTGAAGGAACAAGTGGAGAAACTTCTGAGGAATTACCACAAGGTGAAACTCCAATGCCAGAAGATGAAAATGGTTTACCTGTTGCTTTTGGTTCACAAGAAGATAATGGTTTAAAAGAACCAAAAGATGAAGAAAATAATGAAGAAAAATAAATTTTATTTGTTTATTTAAAAAAAGTTCTTTATATTTATATAAATAAAAACAAAGTAAGTTATTAAGCAAAGACTTAGAATCTGTTTAACTCAGATGTAACTTCTGCGGGATAGACTAGAAGTCAAAGTCCACGGGTTCATTACCCGATGGCCGAAAGGCACGTTCGGAGCGTTTCCGACTCCCGCTTCTATAATATGTTAGGTAAAAGACCTAGATTCTGTTTGACTCAGACACATATTCTGCGGGTACAAGCCTGGGTAGGCTAACAGGGTTCTAAGTTAGATAAATAAGTTTTAACAATAAATAATTACCCTGAGTATTGTTGGTTCGAGTCCAACACCCGCTACGGTTATGAGCCCGCAGACGTTGTTCTCAATAATTCCCCTTTGTAAATATTGGGGAATTAATTTTTATTGTAAAATTAAATTAAAAATTATCTACTTTATAAATGTTTAAGAAAAAGAAAAAATGTTTTGTTTTTCAATTGGATACAAATAATTTTGATGAGAAACATAGAGAGGAAATTTTTAATAAATTAAAAAATGAAAATAAAATTGAGCTAGTTGATTATATTATAAATTTTGGTAGCGGTTTAACTACATTTTTATTTTCTGAATTAACAGGGAAAGAAATTACTCCTACAATGTATAGAGTTTATGCTTTTAGTAAAACAGGGAATCCAGAATTTAAATATAAAACGGAAAAAATAAATTTTAAAGATACAATAATCTATAAATTTGAAATAGAAAATTAATGTTAAGAGAAGAATTTGTAAATGAAATTAGGAATGAAATTAAATCAATTAATAAAGTAAAAGTAATTGATGATAGAATAAATCAAACTATCGAATTAAAAAATAAAATTCATAATAATTTTAATGAAGAAATCGATGATTTGTTTTCTGAAATTAACTTAAAAGAACAAAAAATAAATTTAGATTAAATGAAAAAGAAATATATTATTTATCAACAATCTGGTAAAATAAAAAAAGCTGTTCTAGATGAAAATTTATATATAAAATATAAACAGAATCCAGAAATAACTTTATTTGAAGAATTTGATAATGAAATGTTGATGGAACAGAATTATGCAGCTAAAGTCGGTAAAAATTTTAACGATAAAAAAATATTATTTGGGTAATGGAAAAGAAAATAATTATAATCTATGTAGATACAAGAAATAAAGAAAATGAGTTTGGTACTCTTATAGTTGAAAATCAAATTATAAAAAAAGTTAAAAAACAATTTTTATCACAATTTGATAAAGATATTAGAAAATTTATTAATGTTATTGTAATGGGTAGTGATTCAAATAGAATTGAAGAATTTACTAATATTTATAATCCAATTAATGAAATAATTGAAGAATAATGATATATATTTTAATATTTTTTTTAATCGTTTTATTTTTCTTTTTATTTGTTTTATATAGATTTAATATATATATAAGTTTAATTGAGAAAAAAATAAATGAACAAATTATTCTTATAGAAAATTTAAAACAAAGTTTAAAAGAAATAGTTGCAGAAGGTTTTTTAGAAAATGATGGGAGGCTAAAGAAATTTGCCATGCCTAATCGTAGAAACATAATTTATAACGGGTCTTCATTAATAAAAGAAAATCCAAAAGAATTAATATAATGGCGGAAGAAAAGAAAAGAGGTAGAAAGAAAAAAGATATTGTAGAAAATACAAATCCTGAAGTTGAATTATCTGAAATTTTAAATGATGAAATATTTGAACCTAAAACTATTGATGCAGAAAATGTACTTGCTGATATTTTAACAACAGAAGTTGATATTTTAGATTTTATAACACCTGAACAATTGAAAGAAGCAGGTGAAGCAATTTCTGAAATGATTGATAAAGATATTTTAGAAAAAGTAATTGCAGCAGAAAATGTTCCAATGCCAATGTGCAATGAAAAAGAATTAATCCAAGAATCACCACATATTTTTACACAAAAGGAAATGGATGATTTGCCAGAAGTAATTCAAGTAAAAGAAATAAAAGAAATATCTGAACAAGCAAAAAAATGGAAGTCGTATTTACCAATGCACAAATTAACTCCAAAACAATTTTTAATAAAATATCCTTATCATCAAGCAAGAAAATATATTGAAGAATTAATTGAAAAAGAATAAAAAATAGATAAAAAATAAGTAATTAAAAAATAAAAAGTTTGCATTAAAAAGCAATATATTTATATAAATAAAAATTTAAAAAAGTTTCATAATTATTAACATTAAAAATTTAAAAAATGGCAAAAGAGTACAGTTCAGTATTAGAAAAATTAAACGCGACATTAGGGAAAAACAAACCAAAAGGTAGAATTGATTTTAAAGAATTAGCAGAAGAAAAGAAAAGAAAGTTTTTAAAATTACAAAAAGGGAAAAATGAAATTGTTTTTGTAAATCCAAAAGATGCGGAAGACCCATTTGTATTATGGGGAATTCACGCAGGCTTACAAGAAGTATCTTATTATTCAATTCCATGTGACCAAGAAAATAAAAATGAAAATTGCATCGTTTGTAATATTATAAAAGATTTGCAAGACGAAGATTATACGAAGAATAAAAGTATATGGCAACCAATTGCTCAAAAATTAGAATATTATGCACCTGTTATTAATGTTGCTTCAGAAGCAACAATTGCTGAAGGTTTAAAATGGTTGAGAGTATCAATAAGCATAATGAACCAATTAAATGAATGGATAAGAAATACAGACTTAGAAGAAGGTGAACTTTATTTTTATGATGACAAAGCACCACAAAAAGTAATAATAAATTATGATTCAACACAAGCACCAGCTACACAATATAAGCTAGATAAAAAGAATTATAAAGGATTTTCTGAATCACAATTAGAAAATTGGAGGAATGAATTAAAATCGATTTCTGAATTTAATTATTCTAAATCAACGGAAGAAACAAAAAAATTAGTTGATGGTTATTTAGCTAGGGTTTTAGCTGATGTTGATACCGATGATGAAAAAGAAATTGAAGAAGAAAAAAAGCCAGAAACTACTAAAACAGAAAGTAAATTAAATTCACTTCGTAGATAAACTTTAAAAAAGGAGGATTTATTTCCTCCTTTTTATTTTATTAAATAATTTAAAAATATTATGAATGGCAAAAAAAGAAGAAGCTAAAAGCAATCTTTTAGATGATATATTTGCACAATTAATTGGGCAACATAATAAAATTTCCCCTAATTCATCAACTTTAGGTACTCACATGGAATCCGAAATAAGATATTGGATTGATACTGGTTCATTAATGTTAAATATGGCATTAAGTAATAAACCAGATGGAGGTTGGCCTTGTGGTAGAATTGTAGAAGTTTTCGGTAAAGAAAGTATAGGAAAATCTACCTTAGGATATGTAGGTTTAGCTAATTGTCAAAAAGCTGGCGGTATATCAATTTTCGCTGATATAGAAAAAAGTGGTAACAAAAAATTTATGGAAATGTTAGGTATAGATTTAACGAAATTAGTCTATGTTGATACTCCAGAAATTGAAAAATTATTTGAGGCTTTACAACAAAATTTAATAACTATTGCATCAGTTCCAGCTTTAAAAAAGAAACCTACATTTATTGTTATAGATTCATCAACAGCTTTACAAACTGATGCAGAGATGGAGTCTGGATATGAATATAATATGAATGTTGCTATGGGAAAAGCTAAACAGTTAGGAAAAGCGTTGAAGAAAATTATCCCTTATTTATCAAAAGCTAATGCTTGTTTATATTTTGTAAGTCAAGTTAGAGATAATACTTCAGGTTATGGGCAATCTTGGATTGTTCCTGGTGGGAAAGCAATTCCTTTTTATTCTTCTATTAGAGTGCATTTAGAAGGTAAAACTAAAATTGTTGTAAAAGACCCTACACTTGATTTAGAATATGAAAAAGAAATGTTAGCTTGGAAAGAAGCAGGTGGTAAAAAAAGCGGAATTGAAAAACCTGAAAAACCTAAAGCAAATAAAGAAAATGAAACAACTATTGGTTATGAGGTCACAGCTTTTACGATAAAAAATAAAACTGCACCTGCTGATAGAAGAAGTCAATTTAGAATTATTTTTTCTCAAGGTTTGTTTGATGAAGAATGTTGGTTTGAACAATTAGTTAAATATGGTATAATTAAACCAATTGGTAATAATCATGAAATTGTAGCTTTTTCTAACGATTTAGGTAAATTTCATAAAAATGATTGGATAGAAATTTTACAAAAAAATGAAGAATTTTATAATAAATTAAAAGAATGTTTAATAGATAAATTGACTATTAAATTTAAATTTGATGATTATAAAATGGAAACAGAAGATATTGATTTTACTGCAAGCAATGATGACGATTATGCAATTGCAAAAACTAAAAATGTTGTAGAAGAAGAATCGGTTGATTCTGAAGAATAAAAGAATTTTAAAAAATTAATAAAAAGAGACCTAAAAAGTCTCTTTTTTAATTTAAAAAACTTATATTTATATAAAATAAAAATAATGAAAAAACAATTACTATGTGTAGATTTGAATGTATCTTCTTTTGGAAGTGATTTAGAAAAAACAGAACAATTTATACAAGAAACAACAGAAAGTCTTCAAGAACAATTTCAAAATACAAATATAGAACTTATAATTAATCCTATTATAGGTGAAAATAATGCGATAAAATTTTTATGTGAGTTTGAAGATTTTGATGAAGAAAATGATGAGGATTCAATTGTTGAATATCAAAGAATTAAAGATTTAGAAAACAAATTAGAATTTGTTTATTTGAACTTCTTAAATGAAATAAAAATTAAATTTGTCGACTTTGAATTTTATTTAAAACATAAACATACAAGTGAAGCGTTTTTAATAAAAGAAATAAATTATGGAGTTATTTCCAATGAAGAAAATATTGATTACAAAAATATTCAAATCACTATTATAAGTAAAATATTTAATAGTAAAGAATTGGTTTTAAATTTAAAAGATTTATATGAAAATTTTACAATAGAAAATTTGAAAGGTTCTGGTTACCCTATAAATACAGACGAAGAATTTAAAATTGGTGATTTAGTTTATTCAACTGCTTCTTGGAAATTTAAAAATCGTTTTGGTGTTGAAAAACATCCTATTGGTCAAATTGAAAAAGTTAAAGACAGCACTATTGAATATACAAAATTTTCTGATGGAGTCTGGATATTTAAAAAATATGCTAAAAAAGCCACAAAAGAAGATTTAATTGACTTTATATATTTGAAAAAAAATTGTACATTAAAAGAAGGCGATTTGTTTTTAAATTTAGAAAATTATTGTGTATTCCAAATAATTGAATTTGATATACAAGAAACTAATTTCTTAGCCAGAGATGCAAGAGATAAACCACTCTTAGTTGTATTACAAAAATTAAATGAAAAAGGAAAAATTGCTGTAACAACAGAATGTTTAGAAAATACAGAAAGATTTCAAAAAATAATATTTAAAAAATAAAAATTATGAAAGTAGTAAAGGCGGGGTATATAATTCTTACTCCAAAAGAGCAATTAATTAATCAATCTAAAATGATTGAAAAAGCAGGTAGAACTTGTTATAAATCTGAAGATATGATTACAGATGAAAGTCATATTAAATTTGTAGATAAGTTATTACATACTTATCATCATGAATCAGTAATTGAACATAGTTCTATGACGGTTGTTTTTGTAAATGATAGAGGTGTTAGTCATGAAGAAGTAAGACATAGATTATGTGCTTTTTCGCAAGAATCAACAAGATATATTAATTACACAAAAGAAAATAAAGGTGGGGAATGTAGTTTTATAGATATTAAACAACATCTTAAAAATCCAAATGTTACTTTAGGTATTTGGATGGATGCAATGCAATATGCTGAAAATGCTTATAAAGCAATGATAGATGCTGGAGAATCACCACAAATAGCAAGAAGTGTATTACCTAATTCATTAAAAACTGAATTGGTTGTAACTACTAATTTCAGGGAGTGGAGACATATTTTTAAATTAAGAACTTCTAAAGCTGCACACCCACAAATTAGAGAAGTAATGAATCCTTTATTATTAGAATTAAAGTCAATTGTTCCTGTAATTTTTGATGATATAAATCCAGAATAATGACAAAAGAAGAATTTATAAATTTTTTGGAGTTACAAGAAGAAATTAGTAATAGAACTTCTATTTTATATAAAAATTTTGTTGATTTAATAAATTACAATGATCAATTTTATAGTGTAATAAAATTATTAGGTGAGTCTTTATTTTCAAAAGAAGGATGGGAACATATTTCTTGTTATGAAGAAAATAGTTCCCAACAAGAATTATATACTAAAGGGAATCCAATGTGCTGGGATGGAACGACAGGTGAACCTTTTTATTGGAATAAAGAATCTTTATATGATTATTTAATAAAACAAAATTATTTAAAATGTGGGTAATAGTATCAAAAGAATTTATAATTAAGTTATATGAAAGTGGTAATGGAAGTTTATTAGGGATTTTAAAACAAGATTATGAATTTTATAAAAAATTAAATGAAAGAAATAAAAAGTAGATATGCTACAAAAAAAGTAAACTCTAATTTTTTTGGAACTGTTGAAGTAAAAAATGCTGATGTTAATACTGTATCAGAGTCAGAAAAAAATTTAGATAAAGGATATTTTTTCGCACCTTTTATACTTGTTACAAGTAATGAAAAAAGTTTAGAATATGAAAAATTTATGAAGAAATATCGCGAAGAAAGAGAAAAATGCCCTATTTGTGGAAGTGAAAGTTACACAACTACATTAATTGGGTATATTTTTAATTCAAGTGAGCCTGAAAAATATAAAGATGAAAATCTTTGTACTTGTCAATCTTGTGGAGACCAAAGGACATATCATGAGAGAAAAATAAATTAATACAATGAAAGATTTTACAAACACAGGTTATCTAGTAAAACTAGAAGGAAAAGAAAAAGAATTTTTAAATTTAAAATTAAATCAACTTGATGAAGTTTTACAGAACAATGAATATGAATATGCTATTCCAAAAGATGAATATATTCCATTTTTTGTTTATACATTTAGAAATTCAAAAAACAAAGAAATATTTGATTTAACAGATTGGATTTTATGGTTTACACCAAGAATGAAAAAATTTCTTGAGTCTATAAAAGAATTGGAATTATTTGAAGATTTTGTAAATAAAAATACTATTGAAGGAATTGTTGCTGGGCATTTTATTTGCGACTATTATAATGACTATATCACTAGAAAAAATAAAAAATAAATGGAAGAAAAAGAATATCAAGAATATAGACAAAGTTTATTTTACGAAACTTATAAAAAAGTTGGTACAGTAAAAGCAAAATTATTTATGCCAGGTGATGAAGATGGATTTACAATTGCGTCTTTAGGTTTAAATAAAACAACAGAAGTACCTTATATTAATAGTATTGAATGCCAAAAATTTGTGGGTGAATTTGGCTTAAATTATGTTTGTGTTGGTATTAAAAATGAACGTTGGTTGGTTGCTAAAGACATTTTTGAAAAAACATATAAAATATGTAGAAATATTGAGATTAAAATTAGTAGGAAAGCTAAAATTATTTCAGGGTTTCCAGGTGTAGGTAAAAGTTATATTTTCAATAATTATCAAAGTTTTATTCAAGAAGGAGTTTTAAGAATTTTAGATAGTGATAGTTCTACATTTGATAAAACATTATTTCCAGGTAATTACATTGAACATATTACAGAAAATAAAAATAAAACTGATTTAATATTTGTATCTAGTCATAAAGTAGTTAGAGATGCAATGTTAGAAGCTGGAATAGAATTTATTTTAGTTTATCCTGCTAAGTATTTAAAATCTGAATACATTAAAAGATATAAGCAAAGAGGAAGCCCTGAAGGATTTATTAAGTTAATTGATGCTAATTGGGATAATTGGATTGATGAAATTGAAAAAGAAACAGGATATGAAAAAATTATTTTACAATCAACAGAATATTTAGAAGATATTATTAATTTTATTTAAAAATGGGAACTTTTTATTTTAAAATCTAAATAATGAAAAAAATTAAGAAGTTCTTAAAAAAATATTTTTTTAAAAGGAAATTAATTGAAATTAAAAAGAAAGACCTTTGGATTTCTATAAAACAAGGCCAAGATACTTTATCTTCTTTTACTGATTATTTTGACGGTGAACATACTTTTAGAATTTATGATTTAAAAATATACCCATCAACTCCAGGTGCACATATAAAAAACAATAACAATGAATGAAAAAAAATATTATAAATTAAAAGCTGGTAAAAAGATTTGGTCTATTGATTTACAGGCATTAATTATGTTTGATAGTGATATAATTCTCACTCCAACAAATTCAATTCATAATTCAGATGGAATTTTTGCAAGAAGATGTATAGTTCTTTATGACTACCCAGGTATGATTCCAGGTGTAATGGAAACAAGAAATGAATTTAGTACAAGTAAAAAAGATTTAGAAGATTATGAAATACCTGAACCATATGGTTTTGATTGGGAATAAAAAATAACAATAATGAGTGAACAATTAAGTAGTAAACCTAGACTTTTAATGATAGACGGTTTAGGAGTCATCATCGCACAAAATTCTTTACCAGCAGTAAATGCAATAGTTGACCATAATACTTATCCAATTGGAGTATATCTTACTACAATGAATTTAATAAGAATATGGACAGAAAAATTTAAACCAACAAAAATTATTTTTAATTTAGATGGCCCAGAAGCTGGTGAAAGAAGAAGGCAAATTTATCCCGATTATAAAAATGGAAGAATTATAAAAAAGAGGGAAAGTAAAGTAGAAATTATGGAAGGGGAAGATAATATAGTATATGGTGTAGAGGGTGCTTATCAAAATCAAATGATAAAAATATTTGAATTTATAAAACTTTTACCTATAACAATGTTAATGGTTCCTTATGCTGAAGCTGATGATGTAATAGCAAATATGGCATTAAAAAACAAAGATGAATTTGATGTAATTATAATTGCCAATGATAGAGATTATTTACAGTTAATACAACCTGGAATATTTGTGTATCGTTGGAGAGAAAAGAAATTATATGGGATAAAAGAAATTGAGGATGAATTTAAAATAAAACCTTCAAATTTTATTTTCAGAAAAATTATGTTAGGTGACAAAGGAGATAAAGTGAAAGGTATTAAAGGCGTTGGAGAAGACACTTTTAACTGCTTTAATTCAATGTTATTAGAAAATGAATGTAAAGATATTAAAGAGTTTTTAGAACTGATTAAATCGCTTAAAACAGATGAATTTAAAACAAGAGAAAAAAATGCAATAGCTAAAACTTTATTGTTAGAAGATGACATGAATCTAGCTTATGCTTTAATGAAATTAGATGAAAATTCTATTAATGAAGAACAAAGAGAAATTGTTAAAATTCAACTTGAAGAACAAAAAATTAATAAACTTTCATTAATGGCAGCAAAAGTAAAAATGTTTAAAACAAGTTTTGGAAAATTATACAGAAATTTTAATGATGATGTATGGTTAAGTTCTTTTAAGTTTGTTAAAAATCATTTACCATTAAAATATTAAAAAAATAAATAATTATGAATGAAGAAAAAATTAGCACAAAAGAAAACAGTTTTATTATTGAAGCAAAGGATTTTTCTAAGTATGGGAAAGAATTTCAATTAAAATTAATTTCATTATTAATAAAAGATAGAGTTTTTACTTATTCAATTATCAATACACTTAAAGATATTTATTTTTCAGATATTTATTTGAGAAATATTTTTAAAACAATCCAAGAATATTATGGTAAATATCATGCCTCCCCAACTTTTGATGATATAAAAATATTACTTACAAATGCTGGGGAGAAAATGATAGTTTATGATAAACTATTAAAAAATATTGAAGAAGTCCAATTAGAAAATAAAGATTTTATTGAAGAACAAACCAATACTTTCTGTTTTACAAAATATGCTTTGGCTGAAAATGAAAAAATTGTCCAAGCATTAAAACAAGGAAATTTTTTAGATGCGAAAAAACTTTCATTTGAATCTTATATGAAGTCAAATTTAGAAAGTGCTAGAATTTTAGATTTACGAGAAGATTTAAAGAAAGTATTTGACAAAAGAAAATATAATTCTTTCGTGGAAAGTTTATTCCCGACTTTTACTTTAAATATAAATAAAGGTAAAGGAATGACTGAAGGAGAATTATGTATTATTGTAGCACCTTCTAATTTTGGAAAAAGTAATAACTTAGCAGCAATTGCTCGTGATGCTGCTTTTAAAGGTAAAAATGTTTTATATTTTACTTATGAAGAATCTGCTGAAGTAATTATGGAAAAAGTTTTAGCTGGGTTATTAGATGTTGAAAGAAATGATATTCCAAATAATGAAAAAAATGCGATTGAAAGATTAAAAGATGAAACTTTTGCAAATTTTAAAGTAGTAGAAGATAAAGCAAGAAATGCGACTTTAGCAAATATAAAAATTCAAATAGCATATTGTAAGTCTTTAGGGTTTTTCCCAGATTTAATTTGTATTGACGGTTTAAATCAACTTAAACTACCTAAAGGTTATAGAGCTAAAGATGATAATGAAAAATATGAAATACTTACTGAAGAATTAAAAGATTTATTAAAGGAAGAAAAAATACCTGGATATGCGGTTTTTCAAACTAATCGGTGTCTTGATTTAAAAACAATTGTTGAAATTGAAGATAAAGGGAAAATTGAAATACAATATGTAAATGAAGGTGATAAAATTTTAACAAAAGAAGGTTATAAAAAAATAATTAAAAAATTCCCAATTGAAAAACAAGCAGTTTATAAAATAAAATTAAAAAATGGTAAAGAAATTATTTGTTCTGCAAAACATGAATTTCCAACCGATAAAGGTTTATATTCTTTAGAATCAGGAATGGATATAGGTTTCAAACTACAAACGAAATAAAAACTTTGTTTGCAACAGTAATTAAAAATAAAATTAATGCTGAACAAACAAAAATTAAAAAAGTACATTGACATTATTAAAGAAAATTTTAGTGATGAATTTGAAATACAAAGTAGAATTGAACAAATAAGTTTATTAAGCCAAGAAGAACGACAAAAACCTTATTATAAGAAAAAATACCATATTTTATATGGTATTGAAAAAGGTAATGAATTATGTGAAAAAAAGAAAAAAGAAAAATTTAAACTTTCAAGAGAAAATATGATTATTCGTTATGGCTTTGAAGAAGGAAATAAAAAATGGGATTTATACCAAAATGATAGAAAATTAGCTTATAAAAAAAGAAAAGAATTAGGTATAAAACAAAATAATGGATTAACTTTGGAAAGTTTAATTAATAAATATGGAAAAGAAAAAGGTGAAGAAACATGGTTTAAAAAAAGTAATAGACAGAAATATAGATTTTCTATAGAATATTTTAAAGATAATTTTACAAATTGGGAAGAAGAACATGAAAAGTATTTAAGTTCAATGAATCATACTTCTAAAAAAGCATTTATTAAAAAATATGGGGAAGAAGATGGAACAAAACGTTTTAATGAATATTCAAAAAAACAATCGGAAGGTTTTAGAACAAGTTTACAATGTTTTATTGAAAAATATGGTAAAGAATTAGGAAAAGAGAAATATCAAAATTGGTTAGATGCTTGTATGAAAGGTTTAAAAAACTTTCTTAAAAAAGGTTATAGTAAAATTTCTCAAAAATTATTCTGGGAAATTTATGAACAATTAAGCGATAAAAGCCATACTTATTTCGCTGAATTAAATGGTGAATATTGGGTAAGATTAGGATTAGAAAATTATAAATTTTGTTTTTTAGATTTTAAAAGTCATAATCATATAATTGAATTTCAAGGTAATTATTGGCATAAAAAACCAGAACAAATTGAAAGAGATAAAATTAAAAAAGAAGAATTAGAAAAAAGAGGTTATAAAGTTTTACATATTTTTGAAAAAGAATATAAAGAAAATAGTTTACAAACATTATTAAAATGTTTAGAATTTTTAAAAAATTAAAAAATAAATATATGAATTTAGAATGGTCAGAAATTGAAAGTATTGAATTATTAGGTGAACAAGAAACTATTGATATATGTGTTGAAGATACACATTGTTTTTTTGCAAATGACATTTATACTCACAATAGTGGTTTCAAATCTGAATTAAATGATACAGATACAATCGGTAGAGCAATAGAAGTATTTCAAAAAGCAGACCAAGTTATTACTTATACACAACCTCCACATTTAATTGAATTAAAACAATGTTATGCTTATTTGCTTAAAAATAGAGCTGGCCAAAAAGAAGTTTTATTGTTAGTTTATTATGACCCCGCAAAAGTTTTATTTACTGAAATAGAAGTATTAAATAAATTAGTTATGCTTTCAGACAATCAAAAGAAAGTGGTTGAAAAGACTGTAAGTAAGACAAGAGAAAAACTAAATCTAGGTGGTTTTGATTTAAAAAAATAATTTTTAAAGTAATTAAAAATTACAATGGTGAAAATTATTTTAAAAAATTATTCTTTAAATTATGAGTTTAATTCCCACACTTTCACTATATTTATTCAAATAAAAAATTCACTAAAATAAATTAAAAAATGACAAAAGGTAGAAAATTTCTATCTGACCTAAAATTATATTCAGATTTCTTAGGTTGGGATGATACCAAAGGTAGATATGAAAATTGGGAAGAAGCTTGTGAAGACGTGTTTGAAAATACTCACGCAATAAAATTTAAAAATTGTATAAATGAATTAAGACCATATCTTGATAAAGCAAAACAAGCCTATAAAGATAAAAATTTCTTAGCATCACAAAGAAATTTACAATTTAGAGGACAAGATATTTTTAAGCATGAATTTAAGATGTTCAATTGCGTTACAAGTATTTTAGACAAGTCTTCTTTTTTTGGAAATGCTTTTTATATTCTTCTTTGTGGTTGTGGATTAGATACAAACATGATGTTACCTTTTATTAAAAGGTTACCAGATTTAAGTCATAGAACTAAAGGAATAAAAGAATATGTAATTGAAGACACAATAGAAGGGTGGGGAGCAGCAGCTCACGTTTTAATTAGTTCTTATGTAAATGGAGGAGTAATTGGATATGAAGAATATGAAGGTTATAAAATTGTTTTTGATTTTTCTAAAATTAGATCCAAAGGTGCTAAATTAGGTAGAAGATTTAAAGCACCAGGTTCTGAAGGAATTAAAAAATCTTTTAGTGAAATCGAAACATTAATTGAAAATTATTTAGCTGAAAACCATCAAATTTCTAAACCATTTAAAAGTATTATTGCTTATGATATTTTTATGCACTTAGCTGATGCGGTATTAAGTGGAGGAGTTAGAAGGGCTGCTTGTTCCATTATTTGTTCTCCTGATGATAATGATATGGTATTTGCTAAGACAGGAAATTGGAGGAATTTAAATCCACAAAGGGCTAGAAGTAATAATGCAGTAGGTTTAATTAAACATCAATTTACAAAAGAAGAATTTGAATATTTTTTAAACCTTAATAAAGGAATGAGTGATATAGGTTTTATATTGCTTAATAATATTTTTGAAGCGTCTAACCCTTGTAGAGAAATTGGATTTGTTCCATTATATTTTGATTTTGAAGATAAAACAATTGTAGAGAGAATTAAAAATAATGATATTACTATTATTCAAGATGGTACGGCCGTAACTTGTTTTAATAATTGTAATTTAGTTGAAATCAATGGTGGTAAAATGAAAAGCGAAAAGATTTTTTATGAAGCATGCGAAAACGCTGCAATTACAGGAACTTTTCAAGCAGCATATACTAACTTTAAACATTTAACAAAAGATGTCCTTTTTGCTACACAAGAATTATGTAAACGTGAAGCTTTATTAGGTGTTGGAATAACAGGTTTTATGAATAATCCTAAAATTTTATTAAATCCAGAAATTTTAAGAAAAGGGGCAAAAGTTGTAGTTGAAATTAATAAAATAATTGCAAAAATTATTGGAATAAATCAAGCGGCAAGAACTGTAACGGTAAAACCAGCAGGAACGACTTCTGTTATTCTTGGTACTGCTTCTGGAATTCATGCAGAACATAGTAAGAATTATTTTAGAGTAATGCAACTTAATAAAGAAACAGAAACTGCTAAATATTTAGAAGCTAATATGCCATTCTTAATTGAAGAAGGTGTTTATTCTCAAACTAATTCTGATTACGCTGTTTTTATCCCTATTGAAAATGAAGACGGAACAATTTATAAAGATGAATTAAAAGGAGTTAAACATTTAGAATACATTAAATTAGTAAAAGAAAATTGGATTGATTATGGTAAAAATAAAGAATTATGTACGGTTGACACAACAGACCATAGCGTAAGCAATACAGTAATTATAGATGATGAAAAAGCTATTACTGATTTCATATTTGAAAATCAAGACTCTTTAAGAGCAGTAAGTTTTATGAGTGATTTCGGAGATAAAGATTGGAATCAAGCACCTAATACTTCAGTTTTATCTTCACAAGAAATTTTAACAAAATATGGTGACGCTGCTTTATTAGCTTCTGGATTAGTGGTAGATGGTTTACATTATTTCAATCACAATCTTTGGAGTGCTTGTGAGATTGTAAAAGATAAAAAAATTCCTATTGTTGGAACTAGAGAACAAGTTATGTTGAAAAAATATTGGATTTCAAGAGCTAAGAAATTTGCTAAAAATTATTTTAAAAATGATATTGATAAAATGATTTATTGTATCAAAGATGTTCATTTATTTCATAAATGGAAAACTATTAATAGGGAAATGAAAGATGTAGATTTTACAAAAATTCTTACAAAACCTACTTATAAAAATATTAACGAATATGCAGCTATGGCTTGTAATGGTGATAGTTGTGAAATAACCAGAATCTAATGATACATGATGGTTTAGTACAAAATATAATCAATGGATTTTATTATTGGATAAAATATCATAGATAAAATAAAAAAATAATGGAAGAATTTATTAAGTTTCATTATCTAATTTCATCTAAATAATATTATTTTGTAAAGTCAAGGAAAAATTTTATAACTTTTTATATTTTTTTTATTTTACCCATAATTAAAAATAAAGAAATGTATAAACGTTTATCACAATGGGCTAAAGAAAACGAAATAACTTATTATTCTGCTTGGAGAATGTTTAAATCAGGAAAATTAAAAGGTTACAAACTTCCTTCAGGTACT